GAAATCATATGGTCGAGAGGGTGAACCTCTGGCAATGCGTCTGGTAAAAGGAGGTCAAGTGAAAGTCCGAACCAATAGACTGCTCGATGTAAATTAAGTTTGGCACTGGCGAGCTTAGCAGAATTGGTGCCGGTCTTAGAGGCGGACTCGCAGATAGCATCACGGATGGACCGCCAGTAATCAGCATCACGTCGGCCCATTTGGAGACCAAAACGAGCACGCCAGTGTACCACGGATGGGTCATATGAGATGTCGCTGCCCCCAAAGATTAGGCCACAGAACTCAAGATGTGTGCCTTCTTCCCGCTTTGGTTGCATCAACCACTGGCGTGGGTCAAACCCGGTGGTGCGCCGCCAAGCCCCCAGGGTGACACTATCATCACCGCTAACACAAACTGGGGTGCGGGTGGGACAATCCAGAGAGGCCCCAGTGAGCGCTGCATTGCGGGCTGTGTTAAGAATCCATGTCCACCTATCCCCAGATTCCTGCCGTGGGAAATGGTTGCCGAGATGTGAGAAGGTGGTGAACCTATCCTCACGAAAGCGGGAGATATACTCCTGAGGAAAGCCACACAGCTCCATGAGCCAACAATCAAACTCGACGAAAACGTGATCAACGCCAGAGTCCCAAGCGGTGTAATCATTGCCCGTCATCACACCTGGGCGCCAGTGTTGTTTGTACCAAACACTGACATCTTCAGGTGATGCACGGCAATGCAGGTAAGTGGAAGGATATGCGTGGCGCAAGACCTGAGTTTCCAGATACAAAGCATAAGGTGAATCGCGCCAAATGCGGCCAAGATTAAAATCACTTACGGTCTGTGACGGGAAAGCATGTGACCGCCACTTAGCCTTTTTCTTGATGTACTGTCCCTTTGGGAACAGTTTCACGAAATTATACGGGGCATCGAGATTTTGCTTGGCTATGCTGTAAAGGACAGTGGCTTTGGTGCGCTTTGAGGCCCAGCTGGCTAATTTTTCCTGATTGCATTTCTCCATCAGCTCGGGGAGAAAGTGTTCCTTACTCCAACTTTCAACGTCGAAGAATTTCTTGAAACCCTTCTTCAACGCTTGCAGTCGTCGTAAGTCGGATTTTGACATGAAGCCACTGTGCGTGCCAACTCGAATGCGTTTTGCCATTCCGAGCGCGTCAGTGAGCTTATCAGCGCGGGTGTGGTGAAGAGCATCTGGTGCACCATCAGGGATATGTTGGAAAGTAGCATTGACATTCGGCAAGGCCACTTCTCTAAACACATCATCAGTGGGTTCATTGATGTCATCCACGGGATCAGGTTGGACTTCAATTATTGGCGCCGGAGGGAGGGAATAACTGGAAGCCTCAGTCTTCAGCACACTGTCATTCGGAAGAGAGGTGAAATGCTTCACAATCTCTGGAATACCAGCACTTGAGCTATACGGGCGGGCAGTATGGCGGGAAAACGCAGGGGTGCCACGTTCGATACCAGAACGTTTGGCAGCACGGTGGGTGCGGGCAGTGTACACATCGGCAGGTTTGCTAGTGACTCTCAGCCACTCACTACGAATGGGGGCACTAACGTAAGGTCGAACTCCAACAATTGGGGTTGGTGCAGGAAGACCCAACCTAGCTGCTGCAGCCGGTGACAAGCTTCGGCTCAGATGAGATAGGACTGATGATCGTACCAGTCCATCAATGTCCACAGCGGCGATGAGGTAGGGTGTACGTTGGACAGAAGCGACGGTCAGCATGGCAGACAAGATCTGGCTTTTAGACCAACAAGACTCAATAGCGTTATGACTAACCTGCACAGTACCCAGCTTAAGGAAAATGTTGCCCGTGGCACGAGTCAGTGCGGTCCAAGCGGCGTGATCAGTGGCAGTGGCAGTGAGCCCACCAAGGTCAATGCACACGTCCCCATGGATGGTGTGCCCCTGACATTCTGTAAAGGTGTCAGCAACCTGGCCACCCATATTTTGTGTTTGGGTGAACCGTGGCGACACTGCAAGTAGGGGAACATCAGCAGGTGACTGGGAAACAAAAATCACTCGGCCGGTGCCCTGAGCCCGCCCAGGGCGCGCAGGAGGGACTGGGATTCCGAGCAAATCAGCCACAGGAGTTGAACTCCGGTAAGTCAACGTAGCATAATAATCCGACATCAAACTGAGCCAATGAGCGGTGCTGGGGTGTTTTCGGGAAACTGAAGGAGCAGTTGGGAATACGCCTTGAGCTTGTGGAGCATCGAATGTACAGTAGATGTCAGTCACCATTGGGTTACAGGCGATGATGAGAGGAATCATACTATTCCAGTTTTGACCGGCATCATCCAAAACGATGGTGCCAGAGCGAGGTTGAGCAAGTAACATCATCTTGGTGCAGAAATTGGCAGACTGCAGACCAGCGGTAGGGAGAGCTCTAAGCACATCAGTCCTCAACTTGTCGCGGAGATCATGATTAAAGGCGTGAAATGTGAGGTCCGCAGGGGTGAAGGGACGCACAGCATGTAAGGCGGCAAGATCAGCACACAGCTGTGTCGACTTGCCGGAGCCGCCAACGCCGTGGTAGAGATGGAGGCGGACATTGCCATAATGCACCCCGGTCCCAGTTGTAACAAAGCGGTGATAGCTTTTGGCCATTTGATCAACTGACCGGGCGATGTCGTAGGAGTTGAAATCGTGAAGCTCAAGACAATTCGGGGCATTTTTAATGTCTGAAGCCAACCCCATAGCATAAGTGGCATCCTGAGCATTATGCTGGTAGACCACTGTTTGGCGTTGGACTGGGACTAAGGGCAAAATGAAATTAGCTAGTCGAGGGGCATTACCCTGTGGGTCAAACATGTTAGCAAGGGTACCATGTAACCGTCGATAGGTAGTGGCAAAAGCTTTGGCGGGCAAATTAACGACCTCGCGAATTTCAACAGGGGGGACAAAACGTGAAGGCCATCCTACTGTGTCAGCTGCGTCAGGTGGATCAAATGCCGCGCCGTTAGCGGGCTGGCCACGTGTAGTAAGATGGTAGCTACCATCAGGATTGCGGCTAAGAAAAGCTGCTAAATGTGGCCATCCAGGTAGGCCCACATCCTCATGTAGTGTTGGTGCAGTTGGGTCAAAGCCAACAGGGGGGGGCTGATTGCCAGGGCCTCTAGGGCAACCATCAGCAAAACCGTTGGCACCCCGAACCACATATGGGGAAGGGAAAAACGTGAGCACCCTGACCAGTTCAGTGTGGGGAACCTCTCCATCCATGAA